GGTTCTTATTCCGGACTTGACTTGCTAACAACCGTCAAAGAAAACACTAGAACTCGCGCCGAATATGATGTTAAACAGATGTATCAACCGATCGTCTTGTCTAACATTGACTTGGCTATGAACGCCGGAGACGAAAGAGTTGTGGGTTTAATGGCTACTGAAATGGAAGAAGCCAAAGAATCTATCAAAGACAAGTATTGCACCCAATTATATTCAGACGGAACTGGCAACAGCTCCAAGGATCTAACAGGTTTGCATGCTGCCATTGATGACGGCACCAATGTTGCAACATACGCTGGTATTGATCGTTCTACCTATACGTGGTGGAAGGCAAACTATACTGCTTCTGTTGGAAGCCTTATGCTATCCGACTTGGCTACTATGTTTGACTCCTGCAAATCCGGCCAAAAGTCTCCTACTATCTTGGTAACAACCGAGACTATTTGGAGTGCTTATGAAGCCCTTTTGCAACCTCAAGTGAGAATGACGGCCCAAGCCAATGGTTATGTAACCGGAGACGGTGGAATGAAAGCGCTCTCTTTCCGAGCTGCGCCTATGATTTCTGATGAGTATTGTACTAGCGGCCAAATATTCTTTATCAATGAGAATACTATGAACCTCTATCACATGAAGCACCCTAAATTCCCTACCGATTCAAGAGGATTCGCGGTTTCCACAATGCGAGAACCAATCAATCAAGACGGTGAAGTTGGATATATCTTCAACTATTCCCAGCTTGTTTGCGATGAGCCTCGTAAGAATGGAAGATTAGTTGGCGTAACTGCCTAGTCAGTAGTTATGTTTTATAAACCCAAAGAGTAAAAACATGGCAATAGCAGTAAGTACTACAATCAAAACAGTTTTCGGAAATAAAAAGGCGGTGTTCTTTACCGGTACATTCGCTAGTGGTGACACAAGCGGAACAGTAGAGACTGGTCTAGTAGCGATCGATCATGTTCAAGCCCAATTCGTTGATATCCTGGACAAGACAGTCAATCCGACTGTTTCCGGTGGTACTGTAACCCTTACAGTTACCAACCCAGGTGCAACAAAGATTTGGCGCATGATGGTTTTTGGTCATTAATAAATTAAGTCAAGAAAAATGAATGGATTATCACAGACAGTAGAAACAGTAGACGGAACCGGAGCGCAAGGCTCAAGAATGGCAGCCGGCGTAAATGAATTTGTTTATATGCAAGTTCCTGCCACTACCGCCGCCGGAACCCCTTTAGTGGTTACTTATGACGGTGACGAGGAAGTTATGGTTAAAGGAGTAGCACCAGCTACCCTGGCCGTTTATCAAGACATTGCAATCGTTCCTGTATTACAAGGATCCGCAGCCGGATTCCAATGGTGCCAAACCAAAGGACTCTGTAAGGCCCTTTTAGATGGAACGACCGACATTGCAAAAGATGACTATCTTGAATTGGTAAATGCCGAAACGGCTTTCATTCAAGACAGTACTGCTCGTTCTACCAATTCAGTAGCGATCGCTTGCGAAGCGTACACATCTACTCCTGATGCTTTGAAAACCGTTCAAATGCTTGGGGATAGAGTAATTGTTGCCGCTTCTTAGTATTAGTGTTCTTTCTTACAGCTCCTCTTTTACAGGGGAGCTGGCCAAATAACACTAATTTAAATAACAAATGGAAGGAAAAATCGTTATCGCAACCCCGTCAGTTAGAGGGGAAGTGCCAATGGATTTCTATCAGAGAGTAGTGGCCATGATCCTTAAAACGCGCGAGAAGTACCCAAAGCTAAAATTCGCCACAATGACTTCCGGGTACACCTATGTACACCAAGCGAGACAGCAAATGGTTGATTCATTCCTAAATGATTCTACCGGAGATTATATGTTGTGGATTGATGACGATAACATTCCTCAGGAAGATGGATTGATTCGGTTGCTAGAACACAACAAGCCAATCGTAAGTGGGATCTATTTCAAGAGACGGCCACCGTACGAACCGATAATCATGATGGACAGAAGAAGCGGAATTGGATCAGAACGGAGAGCAGATATATTTAGAGAGGGCGAAAAAGGCTTAATCAAGGTTCATTCCACAGGTTTCGGATTCATTCTGATCAAGAGGGAAGTGCTAGAGAAAATGAGAGAATTAAGGTTTCCGCACTTTTCTATGAAATCCGGACTTGGTGAAGATATATGGTTTTGCGTACAGGCCCAAGCCGCCGGATATGATGTTTTAATGGACACAAAGATAGAAGTTGGACACTTGGGTAACAGAGAAATGGTAACTTCCAAGACTTACTTTGATTATTACGACAAACACATGGTTGATCTAATTGAAAGGGCCAAGAGAATTGACGGATTCATGAGCGAAAATGAGTTGGAAGTACTTGTTAATGAAGCGGCTAATGTTGATTTTGCGATAGAAGTGGGAAGTTGGAAAGGAAGATCGGCAACAGTTTTGTCAGCTTCCGGAAAATTGACTTGCGTTGATTTATTCTCCGGAGCGCTAGACGGAAAGATTGTCAAAGATGACGGCGTTTTCATGGAGTTCCTTAAAAATATGAATGATTTTGACAATGTAGGGTATTTAACCGGCAAATCTTCCGAATTGTTTGATAACTTCCCGGATAGTTGCGCGGATCTAATCCATATTGACGGAGGCCATGAGTACAAAGAAGCCAAGGCCGATATTGTAAACTACTGGCCCAAGCTAAAGACCGGTGGAAAAATGCTGGTCCACGACTATAACAAGGAATTTCCCGGAGTAATTAAAGCAATAGAGGAATTTACGAACGAAACGACACCATATTTGGCCGTGAGACAGGTACCAAACACGAGTTTTTACGAATTGTTAAAGTTATAATTAACTAAAAATAACAAATGCCACAAGATGTAGTTCCGATCATTGAGGTCACACCGGACATTGATCCGATTAAGACAGCCACAGTTTCCAGTCCATTGAAAGAACCCTTTGAGGGAATGTTCAATGGTAGAACGATCCTAATTCCTCCAATGAAAAAAGAGGGGAATAGGTGGGTAAAGGTTCCTTCTCAAGCAATCCCAATGAATGTAGCTCACTTAATCGCCGAGCATATTGCCAAAAAGATTGTACAAGAGGAATACAGAGAAAATATCAAGCAAACCAAGTCAGAAAAGGATAAAACCAAAATGGAAGAATCGGCTATCCCGGAATTTAAGAAGAAAGTATCGGATTTAATGGTTGGCATGGTAAATGTAACGAGAGAATGGACTCCGGAAGAAGATATTTCAGTAGAAGAAGTCTAAGATTTTTTGATAAGTTTTAGGCGTAGGCGGTTTCTTTCACACCCTTGAGAAGCCGCCGCCTCGCTTGCAACTAATTTAAAATAAATGGACAACCAAAAGTATGTAGTAGCCCACTCAGCGATCACCGCAACGGCAACCTCTAGCGCTATCTCGATCATAGGCGCTAAAAAGGTAACTATTGAATTGACAGAAGCCGGAACTGTAAATAATAGATCAGGAGCATTAACCGTAACCGGAGCAGTAACGCGTAGTGGAACGCACAGGGCCATAAGCACGCTTATTGACAATGTAGCCAATACGAATGCTCAAACGGTAACTAGAGTGGCCTCTAAGACACGCGCAGAGGCCGGAACGGATATCTTGGCAATGGATTTAGCTTATTGGGGATTCGCGGAAATTAAAGTTGTGGTTACTATTACAGATGGAGGAACACCAACCGGTAACTTTACCGTTAATGTTTTAATTGAGAAATGAATATAATTGATAAAGGAAAAATAACAGTTACCGCCACGATCGTTCATAAAGACAAGAACGGAAAGATTAAAAGGCTATTCAACCGCAATAGGTTCGGGGAATATCTTGGAAAGATTGGGATTGATGTAAAAATTCCCTTTGTTACAGGATTTTATGCAGATTCTTTAAAACTTAATTTAACAAAATGATTACAAACGCAGGACTAGCCGGAGTAGCTAGTAGAATAAATGGAGATGGTGCCGAAACCGCCTTTACCTATTTAGCAGTAGGAACTGGGGCAACCGCCGCCGCCGCCACCGATACCACTCTTGAAACGGAGGTAACTGATACCGGCCTAGCAAGAGCAAGTGCCACCGCTTCAAGAACTACCACTACCGAAACAGACGATACTGCTACCCTTGTTTATACTTGGACGGCTACCGGAGAAAAGGTATTGAGAGAAGTTGGCTTATTAAACGCCGCTTCCGCAGGAACATTGCTTGCGCGATCCGTTTTCGCAGCCGTTACTACCGCCAATGGTGATACTTTCGGAGTTACCTTTAATGTAGCTGTTAGTTAGTAAATAAAGAATAATGGCAACAATCATAGAAATTCTAGCCGGAGATAGGCAAGTAGATTCAAGAGCTGATTTGAATTCTAACTTTACGAACCTTAATACTGCTAAGGCTGAATTGGCCGGAACCGCAGGTGGACAAACTCTTATTGGTGG